ATGATAAAGGTAGAAGACATATTGAATGCCACCAACGGTGGTCTCGACATTATTCTTGAGCTGTATCCGCAGGCGAAGGCATGTATCGATGGCTCGAAAAAGCATTTCGCCATCCGTAACGAGAAGACACCTTCTGCTGCATTGCGCAAGTACAACTCGAAGAGTTATGGCGAGATATGGCAGGTGACTGACTTTGGAGGTGACGGGCGCGGAGAGAATGCCGTGACCCTGTATATGCGTGAGAATAATATTGACCGTTCGCACTTTAACGAGGCAATACTGCAGCTTGCCGCGAAGTATGGTGTAAGAGACGAACTCGATCATACCGTCAACAAGCCTGATATACGCCAGCGTCCGGCTCGACAGGATGAAGCGGATGGAAGCCGCAGCTTCGCCCTGAACGAGAAATTTACGGACTTCGAGCTCAAGGTGTTCGGTCCGAATGTGACACAGAAGCACCTCGATGAGCTGCACTGGCACTCCGTGAAATGGATTACCAACGTCAAGGACCGACGCGTGACGGAAAAGTATTCCAATGCTCATTACCCGATCTTTATGCGTGAGTGCCTAATAAGCGAGGCGCATGGTGATGAACCGGAGCAGAAATTCTACAAGGTGTACGAACCTCTTAACTGCGAAAAGGGATTCCGCTTTTCGTACACTCCTGCAGGCAAGAAACCGCTGCATTATATCAACGGTCTGTCGGAATTGAAAAAGGCATATGATAAATACAATGCTGAGCAGGAACGGGAATGGCGTGACTCCCATGACGAAGACAAACCATACAAGATGCAGAAGCTGCCGGAAGCGTTTATCTGTTCCGGAGAACGTGATTCGGTATGTTGCCGCAGTATGGGTTTCCATCCGCTATGGTTTAATAGCGAGACATATCAGCTGTCGGGCGAGGAATACAAGGAAATCATGAAGTATGTGGAGATTCTATATAACATACCGGATATCGACGAGACAGGACGACGAAAAGGCAAGGAACTTGCTTTGAAATTCATCGATATACATACGGTTTGGCTCCCCGAATGGCTTACTACATATCGTGACAACAGAGGGAAACCGCGTAAGGATTTGCGTGACTGGATGGAACTGCGTCCGGAGAAGCGCGACTTCAAGAACCTGATGAAGCTCGCCATGCCTGCGAGGTTTTGGGTGAGCATCATGCAGAAAGACGGTAAGTGGAAATATGAGATGGATACTGCCTGCCTTTACAATTTCCTGCAGCTTAATGGATTCTACGCCCTGCACGATGAGAATGCTGCTACTACACAGTTCATTCGCATTTGTGGTAATATTGTAAAAAAGGCAAACGTAAAAGACATTCGCGAATTCATCCGTCGTTGGGTGGTAGAGAGATTTGAAGATAGAGGTGTCCTCAATCTGGTCTTAAACTCCCCTAAACTCACAGCCGCTTCGCTCGAAAGCCTGCAGGAAATAGAACTTGATTTCACTACTTATACCCCAAATTCTCAATATTTCTTTTTCCCGAATAAAACAGTTGAGGTCATGAAACCAGTTCCTGGTGACAATGGCGGCATGAAAGAATATGATCCAGGCGCTGACGGCTTGCACAACTATGTTTGGGAAGATGATGTTATACCGCACAAGTTCAAGCGTCTGTCTGATATGTTCAAAATATCCCGGATTGAAGATAATGGGAAGACAGAGCTTGATATTGATGTAATGGATGTGAAGAGTCATTTCTTCGGTTATCTTATTAACACGTCGCGACTGTATTGGCGCAAAGAAACGGAAACACGTTTTGACGGAGATTTGGCTTCTGCCAAGGCGTATTTGTTATCACATCCATTTGAGATAGCCGGCGAAGGTCTTACTTCTTATGATATAAGAGAGCAGAAATTAAACCTTATCAATAAAATCTTCACTATGGGATATATGCTGCATAGGTACAAGGATTTTGTTCGCGCCTGGGCTCCCCTGGCAATGGACAACAAAATAGGTGAAGAGGACGAGTGTAATGGCCGTAGCGGTAAGTCTTTCTTCTTTAAAGTGCTTTCATTTATGATGAAAACAGTGAAACTGTCCGGACGCAACCCTAAACTTATGGACAACCCTCACGTATTCGACCAGGTCACGCAGTACACGGACATGTTGCTCGTCGATGACTGCGACCGATATTTGAATCTCGGATTATTCTATGACAATATAACGAGCGACATGACTGTCAACCCTAAGAATAACCGCTCGTTTACTATCCCGTTTGACGAATCGCCGAAACTCGCTTTCACAACAAACTATGTTCCGTCAGACTTCGATCCTTCTTCAGAGGCTCGTAGCTTATATATGGTATTCAGCGACTGGTATCACCAAAAGACGGAAGATAACGACTATAAGGAAACGCGCACCATCCGTGACGATTTCAACAAAACCCTCTATGCTTTCGACTACACCGAGGATGAATGGAACGCTGATTTCAATTTCTGGATGCAATGCTGCCGGTTTTATCTTTCAGTGAAAGATTCCGGAATTAAGCCACAGCCTCCGATGGCGAACATGGAGAAACGCCGTCTGAAGGCTGCCATGGGTTCCAACTTTGAAGATTGGGCCAATGGATATTTCTCTCTCGAAGGAGGTCACCTCGATGTGGAGCTGCCGCGTGATGATGTCTTCGCCGATTACATCCGCTTTGCCAACATCAATCGTATAACGATGCAGAGCTTCACCAAGAAGCTGAAGAACTTCGTGAAGCTTTGCCCGTGGGTCGAAATCATGAATCCTCCTGAGATGTGCAACAGTTCCGGTCGTATCCAGAAGGCTGTAACACTCGCCACAGGAACCGTCAAGACAAAGGATATGATATATCTGCGATCCGTCAAGACTGCTACTTCATCCACGCCCGAACAGCCAGACCTCTTCGATCCCGACGACGACCGTCCGTTCTGACCAGGATTTCATTATATATTCAGTATGCTTTGTCAGAAGCCACCCTGCAACCTTGCATGGGTGGCTTCTCGCATTTCAAACACACCATCCCGATATTGCATGTGCCGACATTTAGAACAATCTACCCCGGCCGCCTTTTTGTTTCCCCCTGACCCCCTTCCTTTTTTGTACAAAAACTTTGTGATTTTGTAATAGAGAGTTTGAAAATCTAAAAACATAAGTAAATAAAGGGGTTTTGGGGCATCACAAAATATCACAAACTTACATCACAAACTTATCACAAACTTTTCGGTTTTGTTATATTTACATTTCGTCTTTCATCATCACAAACTTGATTCTTGCATCACAAAATTGCTATATTGCAAGAGGATTTTTGTAAATTGCTGATTATAAACTGAATACAGGCCTTATCACAACTCTCACAAAATTGCAAACTTTTCGTGCAAAACTATAACAGCTTAGCTTGAAAGAAGAATCTTTAAATAAAATAAGTCTGTCAAAAGACAGGGAAATAGAACAATTTTTATTATATTTGCATTGTCATTTACCTTAAGCATATTGATAATGAGCAAATTTCTTGTCTATCTTAAAGTCAAGCCTTTCGTACGACAATGGCTTACGTTCCATTTCGGGAATCCCGTGTCTTTCCCGGCTCAAAGTGCGGAGAATGCTTGTCTGCGCCGGTTTCTCTCCCGGCTGCCGTCGGGTAAGAATCCTGACATGCAGGCTGAAGATGAAGTTGCCGTGTGTCTTCCTGACTCAAAGCAGAAACCGCTGATAACGTACAACTATCTCAGTCCCTCAGCCAAGGCTGCGGTGATTGAATGCATTGAGGATACATTCCGACTGCAGATGTGGAAGGAGCTGAATGGAGTGGAGAGCTGCGGCTGCTCAATACTGACTGGTGTGAGGGCGTGGTGCGAGGGTAACGGCATCTCTCTTGACTACGACTATACTCTCAAGATGCGATATCAGCGCATGCGCAACGCATACCTGAAGAACGGGGTTGACCTGCGCTGCCGCACGAGAATAAAAGACTCTGCAGAGAAATAATAGGTTAATAAACATAAAAATCATACGGATAAGATGCGCGCTTGTGTTCGCAGGCGTTCATTGCCGTTCGTTTTCTTAAAAATATAGGATTATGAATGTCAAAGTGATAGCTGGAATTGAATTTATACCTTGCAGGGACTTAGGAGGCTTGGTCTATACTGGTGAATCGTCTGTCCGTTTGCCTGATGGTTTAGTTTGGCAAAATCTGTGCATAAAGGTTCCGGCGCAGCTCATTGTAACGGAAAAATATGAGGATAGGGTTAAAATATATACTGCAACATTGAAATTTCTGACAAAAGACAGACTGTCTCAGGGCGACAGGTATGCTTTCAGGTTGCGACTGTCTGACGGCAAGACTCGTCTGATTGGTTCTGATGAACGACCTTACCCCGTCGTTATCTCGCAGGAGAATTTGCCGGATTCGGTGAAAGACAACCAGCTGAACGAGGTTACCGTCACCTATTCTTCGCCCCGGAGTATACCTTATATTATATAAAGGGTATTTTCTTTCGCCAGTCCTGACGTATACCTTTGCGTAAAAAGATATTAGTATGGAATATGCATTAGTTATATCTGGCACGATTGGCAGTTGGTGGAATGGTTGTTCTGCCGACTATGTTCGTTATACTCTTAACAAGAACAAAGACAAGGACGTACATGTCGGTTTTTGCTCCCTTGGAGGCTTTGTTAAGGACGGACTTGAGATGTACCAGGCTTTTAAAGACCACGGTAATGTTCATGCTCATGCATTTGGCATGAACGCATCTATATCTACAATAGCAATGCTCGGATGCAAGACTATTGACATTGTGAAGGGAAGCTTCTTCCTTATCCACAACGTCTCTACTTTTATCAACAAATACGAACAGGCAAACAAGGAGCAGCTTGATGACATGATCAAGAAACTCCAAAACGAAAGAGCTGAGCTGAAAACATTTGATGATGTTCTTGCCCAGCTCTATGCAGACAAGACGGGTAAGACTGTTGAAGAATGTCTCGCGCAGATGAAAAAAGGTAACTGGCTTACTGCGCAGCAGGCTGTAGACTTTGGACTTGTCGATTCGATGCGTGAAGATAAGGCTGCTGAAGATGCTGCTGATGAGTTCAGCAACCAATTCGTTAATTTGTATACATTTTCCAATCAATTCAAGGATGCAGGCATACCGCCGTTACCTCAACCACTGGCCTCGGAGGGTGTCGCTGCAAGTGTAGTGACATCCGTGGTTGACGGTGACGGCAATCCAACTCAGAACTTCTTGCAAAAGACGTGGCAAGGGCTTCAGAGTCTGCTCCGTAATCCACACGCAAATCTAACATCTCATAAAATGATCAAGATTTTTAATTCCGTTGCCAAACTTCTTAATAAGGATGGCTTCGAGCCTGATGAGAAGGGCAACATCTCACTCACGCAAGAGCAGATGAAAATCATTGATTCTCGGCTCTACGATTCTGCAGAGGCTATCAGCAAAAGCGGACCGGCAATCAAGAAGCTGAAGGATGAACTTGAGTCTGTGAAGAATGACCTGAAAGAGGCTAACGAAAAGATTGCCACACTTAAAGGTGCTGCTGGCGAAGAGACAAAAAATAACCCTGGTAGTGGAAGTGACGCTTTCTCTGCTCAGGATCTGTTGAACTTAGTTAAAGATGTGTAGTATGGCTGACGTAAAAAAAGGAAATATCACTTTCTCTCCAGAGGAATTGTCACGTACGTTCCAAACGTACCGCAAGGATCTTGTTATCCTCCCGATGCTTGCGATGGGTGCAATGCTTCAGCATTGTAGTATACGTACAGGCATCCGATACCGTGAGACTGTTGGACAGATGGGAGGAAATTTCGAGCTGGGCAATTATAAGAAAGACAAGATGGGAACCGGAGATATCTCTATCAAGGGGCGCGTCTTTGAGACTTTCTTCGGCAACTGCATCGAGCCAATAGACCCTAATGCTATATACCAGTCTATCTGGGGTAGCAATATCACCAAGGGTGACGGTCTCAAGAATGTTCCGATAGTGCTGCAGGTATGTAGTTATATCATGAAGAAGCTTGGCGAAAACCTGTACAGAAATGCATGGAAAGCTAAGCACGATGGAACGAAATTCGATAATACAGCGGACTTCTTCAATGGTCTGAAAACAATAATCGATATGGATATCGCAGGAACCAATGAGGATAAGGAGGTCAAAATCTCTGCTGATCTTGGCAACCTGTCTACTTCTGCAGAGTCCATTTCCAAAGAAAATGCCGAAGATGTGCTGAAGGACTTCTTCTGGAGCCGTTGCGATATACTGCGTGGTCTGCCGCTCAAGATGTTCATGTCGGATATGACATATCATCATTATACGGAGGCATACCAGCTTAATCATGGGGCGCTGCCGTATAATCAGAGCTACGACAAGAGAACTCTCGAAGGTGCTTCTAACGTTGAGCTTGTTCCGCTGTCTAATGTTCCTGACGACTTCCTCCTTCTTACTCCTAAGAGTAATATCTATCTGCTCTTCAACCAGAAGACGGATGATGAGAAGTTCATCTGCGAAAAATCACTCAAAAATCATTACGATGTAGATTTCATCGCGAATATGTTCTTCGGCACTCAGTTTGAGTCTGTCAGCAAGGAGCTGTTCTCTGTCTACATGAAGCAGGCCGGCTAAATTGTATAACTGCAAAATTTAAGTGTTATGTCTAAATGTACAGATAAGGAATCGATATATGAGGATATCGAGATGTGTCGTGGTAAGAAATCTCTTCCTGGAGTTCGTGGCTACGTCTTTGGCATAAGCAAAAGGGATATCGTATCTTGGCCTATAATTGGCGAAGGCAAGAAAACCCCTGATGCTGCACTGGCTGACGTTGCCAAATATGAAGGTGACTTCGTTCTCGCTTCTGATAAGAAATGGCATAAGGTTGGTATGATTCGTAACGAGGGGCAGCTTCAGGTTGAATCACAGGGCTCGTACGGATCTAAGACTTTTAAAGTCACCGCAACGATTGTTGTGCCAGGTACGGAAGAGGAGGTTTCCGGATATATTTCCGAAGCCAACAATGACGAGATGGTATATCTCGTCATGCAGCGCAACGGCAAGGCTCGCATGGTTGGTTCCGAGGCTTTCACTCCGGAACTGTCTCTCTCACAGGATACAGGAAAAACGGCGACGGATGCGAACTCTACAACCATCTCAGCTGTAGTTGACGATGAATATCCGGCACCGTTCTATCCAGGCAAGATAGAAACAACCGATGGCGATGTTTCAGGTGAGACAGGCAAGATAGCCTCTAAGACTGTAGACTCGTAGTGTTAATATATTTATAGGTTTCGGGCGGTTGTGGCATAATGGCCGTGACCGCTCTTTTATTAAATACAGATATGATTGATAATGATCTGACAATGAAAATGAAGGCGTGGCTTGACAATGACAGCCACACTGACAAGGATGATATAATGGAGGGCGCAAAGATGCTGCTGAAACTGAACCGCAACCAGGCTCTGTTTAATACGATTTCTCGCAGACCGGAGAGATACGTGTCTAAAATAGTATACGAGCTTGGGAAGTTCTTGCCGATGAGGTTGAACCAAATGACTTTGGCTGACGTCAAGCGCCTCGATGCGGAACTTACACCGGAAATTGAGAGCGCTGTTAACGAGGATCCTGAAGATAATAATGAAAAAAGTCCTGAATCGATGGACTTACCGGCTCATGGCGGTAAACGCTCTGACCATGATTCGCTGCCGGAGAATATCAAGTCTATATGGGTGGAAAACGCGGATCGCTGGAAAAGAATAAAGCAAATATTCAATAAGCTGAAGACCCTCTCACAACCTTGTGACAGGTATGAGCTGCTCATGCAGCTGAAAGAGGCCTGGTATAAATACAAAGCCGAATTTGAACGTTACGATAGTTTTGAACTGTCGGCAGATGATGTAGGGGGCGAAACCTCTCCTGTTGACCTCGCAAAGCAGATTTCTAATGCCCGATCTTATATCAGTAAGAATGTTGACAAACTATTGCAGCTGAAGGAAAAGGTTCTTTCGGATAATCCAACGGATAAAGATATTGAAAGGTATAAAAGCCTTTGCAATAACTTGAATGAGCGTCTTGCTCTTCTTCTTGACAACTCACAGGTCGTCGGCGAGGATGTGTTGGCGAAACTTGCTGATGGTGGTGTCGAGATTAACAATTCTGGTAATGGTGAAGAAAACGAAAGTAAATCAGATACTGAAACCTCTGGAGATTAATCCTACACAGTATTATCTCGGCACAGGGCTGCATACTCTCGGTCTGCTCGGATGGATTCTGGAGCAGACCGGGCGTGCTGATGTTTATGTCAGTACTTTCTCTACTTCTGAAGCTTTTCTGTCGGGATTCCACCGCTTGAGGAAAAGGGGTCTCATAAACAACGCGTCTCTTGTGGCTGACCTGAAGGCTTCCAAAAAGACTGTGCAGCTGTATAGAATTATGCAGAATTGTTTTGATCATGTCTATTTGGCGCAGAACCACTCTAAAATTGTTCTTGTGCAGAATGACAAGTACACGGTTTCTGTGATTTCATCGCAAAATCAGACTTACGGCGACCGTGCGGAATGTACCATGGTGACGACTTCTCAGGAAGCTTTTTATGAGCTTTTCTGTGGTCTGAAGCATATTGTTAATGACAAATCTCTTGAACTGAATGGATTATTCAACAGACTTACTGAAAAAGATAGAAGAGAAAGCAAAGGAGATGATGACCCCCTCGGAGATATCATTCCTTTTGGATATTGATGAGACAATTCTTGTTGATGACATCAATTCTATCGGCAATCCTGCACGCAGGGCCTTTTTCAAGGGTATGGCTTCGACCGCTAATGATATAAGAAAAGGCATCCGTGACCTTGCTGATGCCGGCTCACCTTTCTCTATCGCAGAATGTCAGCGCCTTATTACACGGCAGTTGGCGGAAACAAAATTCTAAAGTAATAAAACAGACATGAGTTTACCACTTGCCAGTATGGAGGATTACTCCATGTATATCACATTGAGCGATGATGAACTGTTTGAGCGACGTATTGCTCAAACGGTTATTGAACGTATACACAGACTTCGTGGACTGTATGCTTACTGGCTGCAGTTCCCGCAGAAGTTTGACCAGGACATCGTGCAGTATGATATGGCAATGTTTCGGGTTGGCAAGTCGCAAGCTTACGATGATCTGCACCTTGTGCACACCATACTGGGCAATCTGCAGCAGGCGTCAAAAGACTTTATGCGGTGGAAAATCAACCAGGACCTCGAACAGGACCTGAAGGCTGCCCGACGTGCCGGAGACCACCGTTCTGTAGCTGCCATCGAGAAGAACAGAATCATCAATAACCGTACAGACAAAGAGGACGAACTGGAATTGGAATTTGACAAGATCATTCCGCAGCAGTTTGTTCCAGTTGATGACCCTACCGTCCTTGGCATCAAGAAACTGCCTGATTTAAGAAACAGAATCAGGATGCTTGTGAAAAAATATTCTGATAATAGTGTACAGTTTGCAGAATATGAAGAACTGAAAGAGGATAATGATAATGGAGCAACAGATCAATAAGCAATATTTCAACGACGCGCAGCTCTATATGCTTAATATGGACTGTCGTGACGAGGTGGTCGTGGCGGGTCGTGGATTGGGCAAAGGCGCAATACAGGCTCGACGTCTGCAGTCATGCTTTCAAGGCATGCCTGGTTCCATGGGTGGTTTCGTTGCCCCCTCGGTAAAGCGGTGTCTCACCAATATACTTCCTTCAATGCTTATTCATCTTGAGCGGTGGGGATTCAAACGAGACATTCATTATGTGGTAGGTAAAAAGCCATGGAAAAAACTTCATTGGAAATCTCCAATATTTACCCCGGCTAATTGGGAGAATACCATCTCTTTCTATAATGGTTCTGTATGTAATGTTATCAGCCAGGACCGCAGTGGAACGTCAAACTCTATGTCGCTCGACTATCTTATAATAGACGAGGCGAAGTTCATTAACTTTGAGCAGCTTAAAGATGAGACATTCCAATCTAATCGAGGTAACGAAATGTACTTCTCCAGTTTCCCCCTACATCATGGCATGACTATTACTTCAGATATGCCTATAACAAAAAAAGGCTCATGGTTCCTGTCATATCGGGACAAGATGGATCCGGAACTTGTGCAGCTCATCGAGGGCATTGTTTACCAGCTATGGAAGCTACGGATGAAGCGTGACAAACAGCCGGAGCGTGCACCGCAGATCGATAAGCAGATTGATTATCTTAACCGGCAGCTCTCTTTCTTCCGTTCGAAATGTCTTCTTTACAAGGAGTACTCGTCAATTGAGAACCTTGCGCTACTCGGCGAGGAGTTTATTCGAAGAGCAAAGCGCGACCTGCCGCCGCTGACATTTGCCACGTCTATCATGTGTATGCGTATAGGCATCAGTGCTGATGGCTTTTATGGTGGCATGCGTGAAGATGTTAACATCTACACAGCGCCGAATGAATCCAGACTGAACTTACAGGCAGTGAATGGCGGGAAAATCGAAGATGATTGCCGCCTCGACAGCGACCTTGACCCCAATCTGCCACTGATAATAGCTTTTGACGCCAACAACCTTATCAACTGGCTTGTGGTCGGACAGGTAGGCAGAGATGGCAAGTTACGTGTGCTTAAATCTTTTTTCGTTAAGTATGAGCGAAAACTGCCGGAACTGGTAGAAGACTTCCATCATTACTACCGTTACCATAAGCGGAGACAGGTGGTGTTCTACTACGATTCTACGTTTGTCGGCAACAACTATGCTTTGCATAATAATGATTTTCATAAGGATATTGAACAGACTTTGCGCAGGCTGCAGTGGTCTGTGCGTCCTAAGTATATAGGTAATCCGCTTGACCATCTGGTCAAAAACGACTTGATTAACCGTATGTTCCGTGGCAGGGCTAAGCATACCGTGCTTATCAATCGTGATAATAATCCGGATTTGCTTATCTCCATAACATCTGCTGGTGTTTACAACGGCAAAAAGGATAAGCGTGGAGAGAAACTTGCAGAGACAGAGGAAGACAAACTGGAAGGCAGAACCGATGGTAGCGATGCCTTTGACACTTTGTGTATTGGCGTGGAGCGTTTTCCTGTCGCTCAAACTGCAGGCGTGTTGCCTATAACATATTCATCTTAA